ATGTCATTGTTCTAATGGTGGCTCTTGTCAAGTATCATATTGTACCTGTTCAGTCTGTGAGCATGAGTAATGGCTAGAGGTCAAACAGTAGTATCATATGAAGAAGGACCTAAGAAACGCACATCTATCGGGCAAAGTCCTAGATCAAGACCTAAGAATAAAAATGCCAGACGACAGTTCAAAAGAAATGTCGGACAAGGTAAAAGAAGATAATGGGTTCTGCTGTATCAAGATCAGGATTAGATAAACATGTAGGTCATCTAAGTCCTACCCCTAATCCTTTTCATCAAACTGCATATACTGGTGGTTCTAGTAATGTGAAGACAAATGGTGCGAATACTATTCGTATTGGAGATTCTACAACTTGTGGCGATCCTGCAACTGGTGGATCAACCACTGTATTTGTAAATGGTAAAGGAGTACACAGAGAAGGTGACGCAACAGGTGGTCACGGGTCTTTTGTACCTAATTCATCTGCCTCAGGTTCTTCTAATGTTTTTGCAGGTTAGCATGATAAATAGTTATCATGGCAATACTTCAATCGGGATACACAGACGCTTCTAGAACAAACGCAAGTGCTAGATCAACTAAACTTTATAGAGACATTGCTCTATCATTTGAAAAGAACGCAGCGACTAATGATGTTATTGTCAAGAAAGACATTGACGCAGTAAAACAGTCAGTAAAAAATCTCATATTAACAAATCACTATGAAAGACCTTTTCGTCCTGAAATAGGATCAGGCGTATCACAACTTTTATTTGAACCTTTAGATCCAATTACAGCACAATCTTTAAAAAGAGTTATAGGTGAAGTCATAACTAATTTTGAACCTAGAGCACAATTAATATCTGTTGACGCTAGACCAGAATTAGATAGTAATGCATATGAGGTTACGATAAATTTTCGTGTAGTAAATGTACCAGGTGAGTTGGTTACACTTACGACACTATTAGAAAGAAGTAGATAAAATGGCAAGAAGAATAAATGTCACAGATTTAGATTTTGATGGTATCAAAAATAATCTTAAAACATTTTTAAAACAACAAGATCAATTAACTGATTATGACTTTGAAGGTTCAACTATGTCTACCTTGTTAGATGTTCTTGCTTACAATACACACTACAATGCTGTGTATGCTAATGTTCTTGCCAATGAAATGTTCTTAGATAGTGCTGATTTAAGAAACAGTATTGTCTCTCATGCTAAACATGTTGGTTATACACCTAGAAGTGCAACGGCACCTGTAGCATTTTTAAATGTAACGGTTAACAATGCAACTGGTTCTACATTAACAGCAGCCAGAGGCACAACTTTTACCACAACTGTTGATGGCACATCATACAACTATGTTGTTAGAGACGCAACAACAATTACACCAACTGATGGTGTTTATACTTTTTCAAGTTTACCTGTGTATGAAGGAACATTAATTGATAACAAATACACAGTAGATACCACAAATGCTGATCAAAGATTTTTAATACAAAATGATTTAGCAGATACTACAAGTTTAAAAGTTACAGTTCAAAATAGTTCAAGTGATAGTACAACAAGCACATATACACTTGCAACTGATTTAGCAGATATTACATCAACATCAAAAATTTATTATCTTGAAGGTGCTGAAGATAATCAGTATGAAGTTAAGTTTGGTGATGGTATACTTGGTGCAGCTTTATCAACTGGTAACATTGTAACGCTATCTTATATTGTCACAAATGCTGAAGAAAGCAATGGTGCAAGTTCATTTAGTTTATCAGGAACACTTGGTGGATTTTCAAATGTGACAATCACTACTGCGACTAATTCAGCAAATGGTGCTCAACCAGAAACACCTGATAGTATTCGTTTCAATGCACCTAAACAATATGCCTCACAAAATAGAACAGTCACCACAAATGATTATGCAAGTAAAGTAAAACAGATTTATACTAACGCACAATCAGTTCAAGTATGGGGTGGTGAAGATAATAGCACACCTGTTTATGGTCGTGTTTATATTTCAATTAAACCTGTGTCTGGTGCGACATTAACAGAAGCAAAGAAGACTGATATTATTACACAATTAAAAGATTTCAATGTGGCAAGTGTCACACCTGTTATACAAGATCCAGAAACAACATCTCTACAATTAAGTGTAGATGTAAAGTATGACGCTAAATCTACTACACGATCAAGTGATAGTATTAAAGCTTTAGTAAGTTCAGCTATCACAACATTCAACACAGATAATCTAGGACAGTTTGATGGTTTATTTAGACACTCAAAATTTATTGAAACAATAAACAAAGTAGATACATCAATACTATCAAATATTACAACTGTTAAAATGCATAAGTCATTTACTGCAACGACATCAGGTGCAACAACATATACCATAAGTTATAATAATGCATTTTATAATCCACACTCTGGTCACAATGCTAGTGGTGGTGGTGTTCTAACATCTTCAGGATTTAAAATAAATGGCGATACAACTAATGAATACTTTTTAGATGAAGATGGTGCAGGTAATGTAAGACTATATTATCTTGTAGGTCAAACAAGAACATACACAAATAATACTCAAGGAACAATTGATTATACAAATGGTTCTATCACACTAAATTCTTTATTCATCACAAGTGTTTCAAATGTAGATGGTGCTACATCAACTGCTGTTAGATTGACAGTAATACCAAATTCTGTTGATGTCATACCTGTAAGAAATCAAGTAATAGAGATAGATGAAACAAACACAACCGTGACTGTATCTGCTGACACATACGACACAACATCAGGTATAGGTTACACAGCTTCAACAAGTTATGCTTCGTAATCTATGGCAAAGTTTACAAAAAAAATAAACCCTCTAGTAAGTAGGCAATTTCCACAACACATACAAGCTAACAATCCTTTACTTGTTGAGTTTGTAAAACAATATTATAATTTTTTAGATTCAGCACAAATAACTTTAACAAGCGTAACAGCAAGTGATCAAATACTTTTAGAAACTACAACAGAATCTTTCTTAGCTTTAGATGGTACTGATGAAAAAGGTAGTAATGAAAATGATTATATATTAAATGAAGAAGGTAGTGTTGGTGAGTTCACTAAAGGTGAAACTATCACAGGTCAAACATCTGGCGAGACTGCAACCATACTTGCTGAAGATACAGATAGTTTACAAATATACATATCAGCAAATTCAAAGTTTGTAACAGGAGAGACTATTACAGGCGGCACTTCAGGTGCTCAAGGTGTGATATCAAAGTATAGGGCAAACCCTAATGAAACTTTATCACAGATCCTTGAGTACGCTGATGTGAATGATACACTTGATGATTTTTTCATTCAATTCAGAAATAGTTTTTTACAAACCATACCAAATGATTTAACAAGCGGTCTTAATAAAAGACAACTAACTAAAAACATTTTGTCCCTCTACAAAAGGAAAGGCACGAAGAAAGGTCACGAAATATTTTTCCGTGCTTTATTTAATGAGACACCAGAATTGTATTATCCTACCGTTGACTTATTAAGAGTAAGTGATGGTAATTTTGATACACAAAAAGTATTGAAGGCAACTTTGGTGTCTCCTTCAAATGGTGACATGACCAAACTAGAAGGTCAGACAATTACACAAACAAATATTGCAGGTAATACTGTGGTGAATGAAGCAACTGCTGTTGTTGAAACAGTTACAGTTAGTTCTGTTAACTTAGGTGGTATACAAAGAGATGTTGCAACACTAATATTAAACAAAGATAGTATAACAGGAACATTTCAAAATAGTTTAGGTCATGCGATGGTCTTAGATGGCACAGATGGTTCATCTACTGACGCAGGTGATGATGTATTAAATGAAGACGGCACAAAAGTTTTACAACAAACTTTTGCTACATTTACTGGTGTTGAAAATGATGACCCGGATACAACTTTAACATGTAATATAGAAAGTATAGCAGATGATGTAAACTTTGTCAATCAAGGTCGTTATTATTCTCAAAATGAAAATGTGCCTGTGTCTGAACAAAAAGGTGGTACTGCTCTAAATGCTCTTATTGATCAAGTAACTTATGGTGAGATACAAGATATTATAATTGAATCTGGTGGTTCAGGTTATGCTGTGGGTGACGCATTAAGTGTTACTAATCCTACTGATGGTGATGGTCTTGCCGGTGAGGTTGCTGTTGTTAATGGTGGATTTACATTAGAGCAAGATAGAATAGAAAATGGTATTATAATATTAGAACAAAGTTCAAATGATCAACTTGTTATGGATCCCAT